TTCATCATACATATCATCTCTTACATCTTCGAGTTCTGCTCCTGATCCACCACCACTTTGACCATCACCACCTTCCAGATCTAATTCTGCTTGTTGTTCTGTTTTCTCTTCTTCTTTTCTTTTCTCAATTTCATCTAGACAATATTCATAAATTAACTTAGATACTTCTAATACATCTTTGAATGTTTCACAAGATCCAACACGATCTACAAGTGTTTGCTCATAGTCTGTGAATGAGATTCTGTAGTGTGATCCAATCTTAAAGAATAGGTTGATACGATCAGCAAGAGTTAACTTAGAAATATCTTTTTTCTTTACATCAAAGAAATCTTGATTATGTAACTCTGTATATCCCTTGTAGAAAGTCTTTGTAATACCATCATAACGACGCTTCATTAACTTCTCAATACGAGCATCTTCTACAACATTAACAACACTTGGATTGATCTTATATTCTTTATACCACTCTTCATTCGGAGTATAGAGTGCATGTCCTACCTCATGACTTACTAACATATCAACAACTTGCTCTGTTGTATTTTCCCACATGGGTAAAGTCAATACTCGACTTACAATATTGAATGATGCAGTCTCAACTTTCTTGTGCTCTACAACAAGGTCTTCTGTAGCAAGAAGTTTTGCTAGTTGTGATTTGATTTCGTATTGAATAGTCATCGGGATTTGTATCTGATATATTCATTATACAAAAAAACCCTACCTTTGGCAGGGTTGAGTGGACACTTTAATAACTGTCTACGTCTTTCTTTTATTTATAGTTATAAGATGAATCATCATTATTACAAAATCCTTTTGGCATAAAATTCATAGCAAGTGAATTTCGATTTTTATTGTTAGTATTTTGTTCAATGTAATGTCTGATATTACCAGGAATTAATAACATATGTCCTTTTTTTGTCTCAAGTCCAACATCTCCTGCTGCAACTAATCCAAAATCTGTAGTTTTGAATGGGACATGAATTTGAGGCAATTCCTTTGTGACAACTAATCTAGAATTATCATCTTCAAAATAAAATATTCCACTATAAAAAGAATTTGTATGATAATGACTTCTACCGAAATCACCAGGTAGAACACGAGTAAACCAACTTGTAGACATTTTTAGTGGTACAATATATTCTATTTCAGATAATGATTCATTAACTATACCTTCAATTTTTTTTACTAATTTTTTATTATTTTTTAAACTAAAAACATTATCATTTCTATTATACCAATCATTTTCCCATGTTACTTTATCAAATTCTTTCAGAACCTCATCAATTAAATCTGAACACTCTACATCATATATTAAAGTTGGAAATAATTGTACTCTATTTACATTCATTATATTAAATTATTTTACTAAATCCTTTTACCTTATCAAATTGTATCACATTTTCAAACTTATCATTTAATTCTGTCTTATGTGATATCACAAATATATTAGCACCTTTTATAATATAACGAATGATTTTAAGAAACTCATCAGTTCCAAAACCATCAAGAGATGAATCAAATACCTCGTCCATAATTAATAGATTTGTATTAACAGAATTCTTAACTCTTGCAACCTCTCTCCAAGTGAATAAAAGTGCTAAGTCAATTCTCATCTTTTCACCTTCACTAAACGAAGCATATGAAAAATCTTCATGGATAGGAGATTTCACAGTCTCTTTAAACTCTTCATCTAAAGTAAAATTGATATAAAAATCCATCAACTGAAGGTATCGATTTACCTGTTGATTAATAAATGGTAAGTATTTTTTAATTATTTTTGTTTTAACACCATCGTCTTTGAGTAGGGAATATGCAAAGTCGTGATGATGTATATCTTCTCGATGAACTGATAGTTCATCAATTGTATTCTTAAGGTTATCTTTAAACTCTTTTAATTTTTCATGTTCAGTATTTCTGTTTTTAAATTGCTCGGTAGTAACTTGAATTTCTGATTCAAGATCTCTGACTTGTCTTTGGTTGAAAGAGATATGAGTATTGTTTTTAGAAATGTCATTATTGAGTTTAGTAATCTCCTTTGATAATTTTTGAAACTGACGTTCTCGGTCTTGCTCTTTTTTGATGGTCTCTTCAAGGTCTTTATAACCCTTCTTGAGTTCCTTAGCTTTAGTTTGAACGTCAGTAATTCTATTTAATCGAAACTCTTCCTCTATTGGTTGAGTACATGTAGGGCATGATACATTATCTTTAAAAAACTTATGTTCTTTAGTAAGGGTTGTTACTTTATTGGATAATTTACCCTTTAGATTGTTAAGTTTTAGTAACTTTTCTCCAGCACCTGTAGTTTTTTCTTGAGTTCTTAATAAGTCAGATACCTTATGCTCAAGTTCGTCATTAGTTATAACGTAATTATCAGTCTCAGAAATTAAACTATCAATTTTATCTTTACTGATTGTAATATCATTCTTACCTCTTTCCTCTAATTCTCTGATAAAATTCTTCTGCATCGTCATCTTATCTTTGAGGTTATCTTTTTTAAGATCTAGAGATCTTACCTTTTCTTTTTTTTCTCTAATTTGATCCTTAATCAATTGATTCATCGCAGAAAAAATACGTATATCAAGAAGATCCTCAATAACTTCTCTTCGATTTGAACCACTCAACTGCATAAATGGAACAAATGTACTACTACCCAGTATGACAATTTGTGTGAAAGACTTATAATTTACCTTAAGTATACTTTCCTCTAAAATTTTTTGATTAGATCGATCATCTGCCTGTCTATGCATTAAATTTCCATCAACCTCAATATCAAATATATTTGGTTTCATTCCTCTTCTAACAATATAATCACGATTATTCACAGAAAAATCTAATTCAACAAGACAATCTCTTTCATTTACAGTATTCATCAACTGTGATTTGTTTATCTTACGAAAAGGTTTATTGAATAGAGCAAAGGTCAAAGCATCCAACATAGTTGATTTACCTGAACCATTTGTACCAATTATTAAGTTTGTATTTTCTTCTAGAAAATTAATTTCGTTCCAGTGGTCACCAGTCGAAAGAAAATTTTTCCATTTTATAGTTTTAAAAGTTATCATTTTTTTGGTGGAATAACAATGTCATCAGGTGTAATTACTGCGTATTTGTAATTGTTCAATTTACATGTTTTTAGTGCAAGATCATCATCAATTTCAACAACAACCATTTCTTTGTCCTCTTCTTCCTCTTCTATCATCATAGCATATCTTGTAGCATCGTCCTCATCTTCGAATAAAAACAAAACAAGGTTTCCATACTGATCATCTACAGCATATACTCCCTCTTCTTTTTTGTTTTTAAGTGTAAGAAGAAACATTACTCTACCTCGCATGCTTGTCGATAAAGGTCTTGGAAAATATTTTTAATGATATTTTTGTCAAACTCAATATCAGATTCATCAATATAACGATTTAAAATTGAAATTGTGCTCTCTTCCTCCTCTATTTCAAAACTTTCACTTTCTTCTATTGCAAAATTTTCAATTATTTTTAAGTCCTGTATACCAGAGGAGTAAAGTTTATCTATGAATCTTTCAAAATTTTTAGAATCAGATTTTTTACGAACAATTAATTTAACAATTTTTTTATTATATTCAGTCGTATTGAATAATTTATAATTATCATCTTCATAATATATGTTATAAAATAATTTATAAGGATTGTTAACTGGAGTATGAGTAATGGTATCCGTATCAAATATATGGAAACCTCTTTTATCATTGACATCATTCCAATACATCTCATATGGATTACCCAAATAATGTATTTTTCCATTTGTAGAACGAGTATGAAAATGTCCAGAATACACAACATCAAACTTATTAAAGATGTCAACATCCATTCCAGTTTCCATCATATGTCCACGAGTAGCTCTGAATCCATTTAATTCAAGATGACCCATTGCAACTTTGCTTTTGCTCTTGTTGATGGAATATATGGATTCATCATAGTTCTCAGAATTAATCCAAGGTAAAAGAAGAATGTTTAAACCATCTACATTTATTTCTGCTGCTTTTGAAAAAGTTGATATGTTTGAATAATCCTTTAATAAAAGTTCTGGTGAGTTTACATGATTAGTATTTTTATAATAACAATCATGATTACCAGTGATTGCGTATACATTATACTTCCTCATTGGTTCAAAGACAACCTCCTTTGACCACTCTAAACTCTGATAATCAATTGATTTTCGACTATCAAATATATCACCCATATGAATTATGGTATCAATACCTTCCTTCTCCAGAGTAGGGAAAAACACATTATCATAAAATAACTTAAAATAATCATGCAAATGTGTAGACCCCTTACGTGCACCGTAATGAGTATCAGTTATTATAGCAACTTTCATCTATTATTATTTCTATACTGAATATTATCTTTAATGGTATTGAAATCAGAACTGCTTCCTGACATTGCATTATCATCAACTGCCATAACTTCGTCGAATCCACTTCTCTCAATAATCTTTGTTTTTATATCTAATTGTTTCTTTTCTTTTTGAATTCTTCTGAGAAACGCATAATGTATAACCTGCGTAAAGTAAGCAAAAGGATTCTTGGATTTCTCAGGATCAAAGTTATGTATGTACTGAACGCAATTTTCGATTCCATCAGAGATCATATCCTCCCTAAACATATAGTTAACAAAGTTCGGTTTATACGACAAATGAGTAGCAATCTTTAGAAAACAAGAACCAAGATAGTTTGATATGGGTGGTTTACCCTCCCATGGACCTGACTTTGGTGCATCTACACCATATTTTTTAAGATATGCTGCTCTAGCAACTAACGCACTCCCTCTATAAACAGTTATAGCCTGTAGTAACTCCTTATTATTTACATAGTGTTCGGATTTCTTTCTAGGCATAATGTTTTATTTTTCTCATATTAATATTATAACACATTTTACATACTTGACAAGTCCTGTAAATATGTGTACAATAACTCTGTAAGGGTTCAAAGGGATATAAGCTTATTAAGTTTCTTTAAGTTTAAATAACTTCTCTAATCTTTTTCGAGCATCACTAACAGAAGATATATAACCCATTTCTTGATTAGGTTTAGTTTTACCATTTTCATCATAAAATGCAGAGTCTTCTTCGTTGATGTAATGATTGTATAAATTTATTAGTTTTTTATCATTTGATTCAGTCATAGTAATAACTTTGTCTAAACGAATCATAAAAATATCTTCATCAGGTAATTCCATCCAAGGTTTAACTTTAATAAAAGTTCCGTTTGGAGTTGTATTAGTAGACATTAAAACTGGACTTTGAAGAACTATTACAGTATCATCATCGTTATTATCATCCACGACAATAAGTGAGAAAATCTCTTCCCCCGAAACTAATTTAATAACTGCGTAAAATTCTTCACCCATTATTTTTTAAGTGGTATGTTTACTATATCATAATCAAAATTCTCTTCATTATAAATTTTGATTCTCTCAATCAGATGATTGAGTGTGTAATTTTTTCGAGATTTATAACTAATGTCATCAGCTATATCATAAAGAGTTGCTCTTGTCTTTTGATTTCCTTTTCTTAGAACTCTTCCGATTGACTGTAAATTACGTATTCTTGATTTAGAGGGAGATGCAAAAATTATATTGTGTAAATTTTTGATATTAATCCCAGTGGAAAAAGTCCCGTACGAGGCAACGATAATAGCATTATTCTGTTGCTCAGTGATTTCTCGAACTTTTTCTCTGTCTTCGGTGTCCACTCCACCATGAATAAAAAAGACATTTCGATTTTCAATAATGTTATTATTATTTATCAATTCATAAAGAGGTTCTCCGTGCTTCTCAACTCTGGCAAATAGTATCAAAGTATTACCTTTGAGATCAAGAGCAAGATTTTTAATAAAATTGTTTCTACGGTCATGACCAATGATATACTGAACTTCTTCTTCAAAGTTTTCAAATTTATTCGGTGGGTGTTTCAATAGTAGTACATTGATATCTAGTTTAGCAAGATGCCCTTTCTTCATTAACTCGTCAGTTTTAATGATCTTATAGGAAGGTCCAAACAATCCCTCAAGAACCCATTTATGTGTTTGAGTTCCATCAAGAGTTCCTGTAAATCCGTAACGATACTTAGCACTATCAAGTTTAGTCATTATAGATATTAATGATTTTGATTTAAATTGGTGAGCTTCATCCCCAACTACAACAGAGAATCTCTCAAAATACTTTCTGGGGAGTTTGTAGATAGATTGCCAAGTAGTAATAATGACCTGAGAGTCTGTCTCTCTTTCTTTTCCAGCATATATCTTGTGGCAAAATGAACCAACATCCCAACCATAGTCTGCAAAATCTTTATACATCTGTTCTACTAGGGAAGTCGTCGGAACGACTATCAGAATATTTTTCTTGTTACCAACATAATATCGAACAATTGAGTATATCATCAAAGACTTTCCAGATGCAGTTGGAGATATCAATAGTTTCCTATTATGTCTTAAGGCGTCGTATACTCCATCTACCTGATAATCTCTGGGTCGATATTTAGATATTGAATTTATATAATCCTTGACACCCTCTAATGATATAAAATCATTTACCTCAAAGGGAAGTCCGTAATATTCACTTTCTAAAAATTCGTATGTGTATTCATGATCTTTACAGAATTGAATGATTCTGTCTAATAAACCAACGTATATCTCTCCCTTCTGCGTATTAAATAATCTTATCTTTCCATCCCAAAATTTCTTTTTATATGCAGGAGAAAAACTTGCACCAGGTACATCAAATGTAAATTGATCAGATAACTCATAATAGATATGAGGTTCCGCATCTATCTTTAGATAGACTTCATTCTTCTTTGATATAATCAAATGTGACATTAGGCATGCTCATCTGATTATATTTAGTTAGGTAAATCCAGATTGAAAACGATGCCACTCGATGGCATTTTTGATTTGATAAGTGCGATTTGATACCGTTCGTATAATTTCCTCTAGAAACTTAAGGGTAGTATCGTAGTATCTTATCTTTAAATCTATCTTATTCAACCTCTCATCGGCATCTAGGTGCCTCTGTATTGCGTCCTTTTCTCTTACCTTATACGGAAATGGATCTTCCTCATAAACCTTGGGATCTGCCTTTCCTGTATAGTAATTATATCTTTCTAATTTAACCTTTGCTCTTTGATCTCTTGCCTTCTCGCGCATCAAAGTGATGGTATTATATACTGTATAATACTTTGAGTGTAACTGGGGTATTTTTAGTGACTCATCATGTAGGTTATCAGGATCAATGACAGCATCACGTTGCCACATCTCCTGAATTTCATCAAGATTCATAAAGGAGTTCTTCCGTCTGGTTTAACTATATTATACACTGTATACTTAAAAATTGCATCTGCTGTAAAGTAATTGACATCTGTATCTGTAGCTTCAAATTCGAGAGAGGATAGACTGATAGGAAATAAATCAAAGAACTTAACAATTGCTGTCGTATTGAAGTTACTATTCAATATGTGTAGATTACCATCACTAAAAACTTCTTCTTTATCTCTTAATCCATCTTTATCAGTGGTTGCTTTTTTAAACTGGTCTGTTGTTTCTGGATATCCAAGTCCTGTCATCCAATTATGAATTGACATGTAATTTTCCATATTTTCATCAACCAAGAATCGAAGAGAAAATTCACCATACTGTAACTTATCACCAGGTACATCAATGTCCTTTAAGTAACTTGGTTGCAATGCTGTACCAAGAGATATCTCAGGTATACGACTTGAGTTTGAAAAAAATGTTACTTTTGGTGTTTTTGATAAAGTAAATTTAAATCCAATTGGGGATAAAAAGTTACGGTTTTCAACTTGATTTTGATATATTCTTGCCATAACTATTCACTCACAACTGTAGCATTAGCCCACCATTTGGGTTGATAAGTAATTCCTTGATTTGTTGTTATTGTTGTATTTTTTTGAGCATTTGCATCTGCTTCATTTGTATATACTTTGCGATTTTCATATACATTTGTCCAATGATTATCTCCTGCATAGTATTCACTACCATCAGTTTGAATTGCAGATCCTAAAATACTTGTTTTTTTAATATGATAAGGCATTATTCTTTCTCCTTTTTTTTCTTTTTGCCAGTCATAAATGATGGTAATTCCATTTTAGATCTTGTCGATTTCATTTTTTCTCTAGTTTTTTCAAGTTCTTCTTTAGACTTTTGCTTTCGAGCTTGAAATATTTTTTTAGCAGAATCAACTCTTGACTCAGGTTTTTCGCTTGAGTCAACATCCTCCATGAATTTGCGAAAATGTTTCATCACTTTTTTTAACTATTTAGAATCTTTTTCAAGATACTTAATTCTGTTTTTAATAATTTTTGCGTAAGTTACTTCTGCTTCTGTATAATACTCTGGACAACATTTTGCAATTCTAATTATTTTTTTAGCTGCTTTTTTATCTTTCATATAAGTATTTATACGCAAAAAAAGGGGGGAGTGATCCCCCTTCAATTATTCATAACGAAGCATTTCGTATTCAATTGTGCAATTCCAATACTGCCCAAGTTCAAAATATTCTTTTTTGATCCTAGATTCAATATCAGTTTTTTCCCACTGATCTTGTTGAGCACGAGTTTTACAGAATAATAGTACAAGACACTTTTTCTTTTCTTCATTTTTCATTTGCTTAAATGCTTGTTCAACACCAGTGTCTGTCCAAGATCTTAATTGCCTTGGAGATATTACTGCATATTCTTTATACTTGTGCAAGTTTTCAAGTGAAAGTTTTTGTGCTTCCAATTCACCTTCGGTATAAGAAATGAAAGTGCTTCTGCGACCACCAACATCTTCACGATTAGAAATCCACTGTCCAACAGTTCTTCTTGAAACAGGATATCTATCACAAAGTGCCACTAATTCTTCTTCTGGTGGTTTTGGATGTAATCCTGTCTCTGCACGTTCATCCATCATTTGATAGAGTTCCTTTCTAACATCGTTTTCGTGAACATCTACTTTTTCAACTTCTTGTACGTTAAGAAGATTACCAAGAGTAAGAGCATTTGATTTCTTTCCTCCTAGATCTGTATCGAAGTCAACGATATATGCATCTATATCTTTTTTTCCTACTCGATATCCAATTTCAGCAGTATGATTACCATTAAGAATCTTAATGACACCATCTGGGTATCTGATGCAAGCAAGTGGTTCAAGACCAGACTTATCTCCAGTTTTTTCTATTTTGTTCACAGCACGATTGATGCGATCAGTGTCTCTGTCCTTATCACGAACTTGCGTCCTAAGTTTCCTAATAGGAATAGGTTCACCATCAGCAGTTTCAGTGAAAAATGGTGCGAGTGGTAGAGTTGATTTTGGATGTTCTCCAGACCTAAATTTGTCTGCAAGTATTTCCATGTCTTGTGAAGTGACTTCTTTTTGGTTGTTCATTTTGTAGTTCTTTGGATAAGGGTGATAGTTTGGATTGTTTTTAAAAGCAGGAAAGTTTTGACCGACCCAATCGTCGATTCCATCTTCCTCTAATTTTCTAACGTTTAATTGTTGTCCTGCAGCTGCAAGATTCAATTTTGCGAAAGCAATATCTCTATTGTCTGACCAATTTATTGGTTCTGGTATACCAAGTTCTTCATATTGTCCTGGTACATCAACTTCTGTTACGTCACGTAACCATGCTTCTTGATCTATGTCCATGAAAAAATCAGGATCATCAGTTTTTCTTCGATACTGTACTTCTAAACCAGATTGTTTAAGACATTCAATTATATCCTTAAACTTTCTTGATTTTAAAAATGGTAGTTTTGGTTCTCCAGTGTCTATATTAAAAATTTTGTTAAGTCTGTCAACTGAATCCATGATTAAAAATTTTATTTGTTCTTATCATAGCATAAAAAAAAGAGACCCGCAAGGATCTCTTTATTAAGAAATTGTTAAGAAATATGTAATTTACATTAGGTTCTTAACTGTAACTCTCTGATAGTATCTGTTACTGTTTGCCTTGATAGCACCAAGACCTGCACTAGTACCTTCAGCAAATGGGTTAGCAACAATACCATATCTGGTCTTGAAGCCAATTTTTGGCTGGAAGGAGTTCTCTCCAACTGCTCTTACCATCTGTAATGGAACGTATGGGCAGTAGAACAGTCCTGCATCATAAGGTGATGTACCTTTGTAACCTACAACATAGTACTGGTTAGTAGCACTGTTTGCTGAGAATGGGTCGATGTACACTCTGTACTTACCTTGAAGAACACCAGCAAATGTATTGCCTGTATCATCAACTTGTAAGTTTGAGTTAAGTGCTGGAGTATAATCCAGTACACCTGCCATTGTTAATGCAGAAGCAACGTCAGCAGAACAAAGGATCATGTTACCCTTTCCTCTACGAGTTCTCTGTGCAATTCTGTTTGCATCTCTTTCAATCTGGAAGATAAGTCCTTTGAATTTCTCAACTGACCATCTACCGTTTGAGTCGATGTCAAGGTCGAATGTACCTTGTTGTGCAACGTTTGTAGCAGCACCAGTTTCAGCAACCTTATAGATTGTTCTGATAACTTCTCTGTTGATCTCTGCAAGAATCTCTGTTGAAAGAATGTTAGCAAGTTCTGCTTCTGCATTCAATCCGTGGATTGCTTTAAGATCTTGAGCAAGTTCTAGTGAGTACTCAGCTTTTAGTGCTCTGGACTTCGCAGTAACGGTAACCTTCTCGATTGAGAATGCCATTTCGTTGAAAGCTGGTGATCCAGTTGTTCCAAGTGCTTCAGCCTTCTCAGTATCCATACCAATACCAGTATTGTATGCATCTTGAGTTGCGTTTGTGCTTGGATTAAGTAATCCAGGATTTCCACCTGTACCTGCTGCTGGTTTTTGTGTAGTTGTACCAAAACCAACTGCTTGTCCGTCTCCACCTGCGACGTATCCACTACCAACATCTCCAGCAGCTCTGTCAGCGCTGACTGCAGAGAATGTAGTATCTGCTTCGTTGAATAGTGCTTCTGTTCCGCCCTGTGTGCTGAACTTGGATCTCATTGCGAAGATTAATCCAGTAGGACCAGTCATTGGTTGAACACCTGCTAGGTCATATGCGACCAAATTAGGCATTGAACGACGGATCAAACTGATTAGAACAGGGTCAAAACCCTTTAGTTCACCTGTTGCACTACCACTCATACCTGCGTTGGCTCCACTGGAACCAGTAAAGTTTGTTGGTACTGCTTCTGAAAGAAACTCTTTTTCCTCTCTAATTGCTGTCTCTTGGTTCTCCAAAAGTTGTGCGGTAACCATTCTCTTGTGATTATCCTTGATTGGATCTAGTCCATCGTAATCAAGTAATGGTGCCCACTTCTTTTGCAGATGCTCGTGATTAATAGGAGCTTGCATTGAAATTTACCTCGTTAAAAGTTTAAAGTTTGAATTTATGATATAAAAATCATTTTTTAGGAACTGATCTACTTAGAGTTTGAAGATAAGATTCCATCATACCAGTGACCGCTGGTTCTTGATGACCTGTTTCCGTACCTTCAGTTAATGTCTCAGTTTCGTTCCTTTGAATATTAGATCCATTAGTTGGGAAATAAGACTCCCTTAATGTCACTAATTTCTCACGATATGCGTCTTCACTATCAAACTCAACATTCTCTGCAAGTTTTACCAACTTGTCCTTCTGTGTTACAGCAAGACCTTCGGTTACATCTGCAAAGATAACATCAGAAGTAGATTCTGACAATCTCTTAGTAAGAGCGACGTTTTTATTAATCTGCTCGTTGAGTTTTCCTTCCATTTCATCAAGTTTATCTACCATGCTATCGAGTACATTGTATTTTTCTTCAGGGATTGTTACATAATGTTCTTCAAAAAGTGTTTTCATTCCTTCAAGGAATGATTCACTCATTTCTGTTTTAAGTCCGTTCTCAACTGCAAGTTGATTTTCAGACATCCATTCATCGGCAACATACTCAAGGTATGCGTCGAGTCTTTCTGTTAATTCTGATTTAACAGCAGCAACTTCTTCTACAATAGTTGCTTCATATTGCTCTTGAAGTTCTGATTTAACTTCTGCAATTTTTGATCTGATAGCAGCTTCGAAAATTGTTTTTGCTTTTTCCTGAAACTCTTCAGAAAGTTCTTCACCTTCTAAAAGTGCTTCAATGTCTTCTTCTACATTGACTATAGTTTCAGTAACAACTTCTTCTTCTGTTTCTTCCTCTTCGGCAACAACTTCAGATTCTTCAGATGCAACAGGTTCTTCTGCTACAACTTCTTCCTCTTCAGTAACAGCAGGTTCTTCTGCTACAACTTCACCTTCGACTTCTTCTTCCTCTTTCATGCCTGATGATTTCATAGGCTCTGCTGGTTTTGCACCCTTGTTTACAATGTCTTTGACTTGCTTAAGGACTGCACCAGCATCTTTGAGTTTTGCTGAATCGTCGTCTGGTTTATAATTTTCTGGAGTAGGACCACCTAGGTCTTCTACTGATGGTGATATACCACCTGTTGTGAGCTTCTGCATTGGTTCTGCAGGTTTAGCTCCTTTGGTTACTACGTTTTCCATGTTGTGTAAATTGTTGCCTTTTCGGAGATTTCTCTGTATTTATTTATAGAACTTATAGATTTGATAAGAAATCATTAAACAAGTTAAGTTTATGTTCTTCTAATCTACCTTGATCTACAAGAGTATTAATTCTCTTTTTTGTTTGTGTTGCTTGATGTTCACGAAGAATTCCTCCTTCCCAAACCCATTCTTTTCCTTCCATAATTCCAGATACAAATGCATCAGGAGCAGAAGGATCAGCAACGATATCTGCTGCAGTTGCTAACATAAAATCTTCACCAACTACTTTGCATCCTTTATGATCTTCTTTTAGTGATCCAACACCACGAGACGAAACTCCAAGTGTTACACCTTCACCTATGAGAGATTTTGCAATCTTACCCATTGGTGTTTCTAAAAGTTGTGCCTTACCAATAAAATTATTTCCTTCTTGACGAAGAGATGTAATCTTATGAGAAACACGATCTAGATTTACTGTTGGACCATCTGGATGTCCAAGTTCACCAAGTGCACGACCTTTTTGAACAAAAGATTCGTTGTATCTACCAACTTCTTTTGCAAGAGTTTGAACTGGATACATTCTTCCATTACGATTTTTGAGATCTCCTTGTAAGAAAACTCCTTCTATATACATTTTCTTTTTAGCACCCTTTCCTTCGGTGATAAACTTAACGCTTGAAATTTCTTCTGTAATAAGTTTCATTTTTCTAATGTGTGAATCCTACTTTTGCACCTTTAACAGCTGCATTTGCTGCAAAGACACAATGTGTATATGTTTTTTCTAAAAATTCAACAGACCCCGCTGGCATGGTAAATGACCCAACAGAACTTCCACTTTGAGTTTCTACGACACTCACTAAATGAGCACTAGAATCTGTATTCACAAGACGAACAACAGATGCTTGAGTAAAACTAGTGGCAGTTCCTGTTGTTGTTGGTAATGCTATTTCTGCACTTAATACATTTGTATTTAATGCCATTATTCTGGTTCCTCAGTTGGTTCTTCTTCCACTTCGTTTTCAGGTTCATCAAACATAGATGCAGAAATATTTGGTCTCTGAGACTCAATTCTTTCTGCAGATTTTGTAAAAAGAACGTCTTTGAGTTTGTCAGTAACCTCGGATGCAGCAGAATCTGTTGCTATCAAATCGATGATGTCTTCCATATTTTAATTATATTATTATACTTTATTTATATTATTATGATGTACCCACTCCAACCCAAGCATCTGTATCTAAAATATTTCTAATTTCACTATGAGTGTATGGTCCTTCTGTGCTTGTTAAATTACTTACAAATGATGGTGTATCACCTTCCCATTTTATAAATGTTTTTGTTTCATCTAATGATTTTTTTACAGTAGATGTAGAAGTTTCTAAAACTTGAGAAAAATCTACTTTACTAAGTTCAGAGGATTGGATGATTAGATAATTGCGTGACATAATTTTTAAACGTAATTAGACTTAGTAGCATCATAATTTTGGAGAACTTCAGATGCTGTGAGTACTGCATCATAAGCAAAAACTTGTGCTATTCTTGCATGCAATTCATCATGAAATACTCCACCCTCAATTATGGGTCCTGCAATTCTACAATTATTCCCAGTTCCAGTATAAGATGCAGTAAGAGTACCC